CTTAGTCAGCGGTCTGCAAAACCGTGTACGGCGGTTCGAATCCGCCAGGAACCTCGAAGAAGGCAAAATGCCGGATACAGAAATGTGTCCGGCATTTGTTATTTGTTGACACACAAACAATTAACTACTTCTGTATTTGTGTAACAAACTGTGCAGGTGTAGACCGATTATCAATTCTTACCTGTAAAAAGGGACCATTGTAGATTATGGTAACTATAAAAATATATCTAAGAACATACGGAAGCGACCCATCTACCGGAGTCGTTTGGTTATCTTTTTACGTTAATCGTGAAAAAGTAAACTTTTCAACGAAAGTCTCTGTTGATTTGAAAAACTGGAATGATAAGAAGAAGTGTGTAGGAGTAGGAGACAAACAGTGCAATGACAAAAACCTGATTATAGAAAACATATTAGCCAGAATAAACAATGTTTTTGTAAAATACCGACTTCGTGATCGCAAACTTACTCGCGATGCTTTTCTTAAAGCATATCATCGACCAACCGATTACAATACTTTTTTCGAGTTCGTACGAGACTATCAAAAAAAAGAATCGTATAAACTTGAATATTCAACTTTTAAGACGAACTTATCGGTTATCAAAAAGCTGCAAGAATATAATCCTAATCTCTATTTTGATGATATAACCAGGGAGTGGATTGATGAGTATTTCTTTCATCTGATGACTGGACTTGGAAATAATCAAAATACCGCAAACAAAAACATGGCCACAATAAAGAAGTATGTTTTAGCTGCATACAATGCTGGATATATGGATGAGAATCCTTTCAAGAACTGGAAGATAAAGAAAGGAATTCCTGGTAGTGAGTATTTGCAAGAAGATGAGTTACAAACTTTGATGGGGTTATATATGGATGGAGAACTAGACTATAAACATCATAAAACATTAGAAATGTTTTTGTTTTTATGTTTTAGCTCTTTGCACATAGGGGATGCAAAGAAATTGATTCTTGAGCAGTTTACAGATGATACATTGACTTATTTCCGAATGAAGCTAAAGAAAAGAAAACCATTTCCTATTCAAGTACCTATATCGGATCCACTTCGTACATTGCTGAAAAATATTGTTGGTACCAGAAAAAAGGGTATTGTTTTTGAGAAACTGCCAGCTGATCAAACGATGAATAGATTCCTGAAAGAAATAGCTGCTATTGCTGGAATAGAGAAGAACATTACACATAAAGTTGGTAGACATACTTTTGCAACTATTTTTTTGCGTAAGACTAAAGATATAGCTTCCTTGAAAGAGATACTAGGACATTCTGATTTAAAAGAGACTTTAGTGTATGCCCATGTTTTAAACGAGAGTAAGCAAGAGGGAATGCAGTGTTTCAACTGTTTTGCATTTTAAATTGTACATTTGTACAATGTATTTATATTAGTCTGAAAACCAGCAAATAACGAGCGTACAGTCTTTGTACACTTTGGTACAAAACACTGCATGCTCGTACAAACTTTCTTATGGTCGTATAACAACTGCAGGAGAGTAGCCGAATTCAATTGCAGCGTCGAAGCAGGGGCAGGATTTAATCCATTCCTTTGACTCTACGATGCCATTGTCATTCAGATCTGGAGAAGTATCTCTGTGACCTAGTACTTCTGTGATCTTGAATTGACTTTTGAGTCGGGAGACCAACTCGATTAGTGCAATTTTTTGTGCAGGAGTACGTGTGTCTGCTGGGTTACCGTTAGCGTCTAAACCACCTACATAGCAAATTCCTACGCTATGTTTATTGTATGATATACCAGAGGTGCCTTTAGTATTACAATGGGCACCTTCCATTGATAGAGGTCTTCCTTCTTCGATGGTACCATCTAAGTCAATGATATAGTGATAACCAATCATAGAAAAGTTTCGATCTCTATGCATTCGATCAATGTCTTTTGCTTTGAAAGCTTGTCCAGCACGTGTAGCCGAACAGTGGATGATGATTGAATCAATATTGTTCATATCTTTAATAAAAGTGATTGAAACTGAATTATTCTACCGATAAAGCTTTATTAACCGCTACCTGAACAAAAGCGACGAACCCCGTACTCACATATTTTTTAATACTTTCCGCCTGTTCGGGAGATACTTCTACTTCACCGTTCTTGTAGATGTTTTGAGCTAATTCCAACTCACCCAAGTCGGCAGTTCTCTGATAGATCGCATTGCCTAACATTTTTGCAATATCGACGGTACTGTTATTCCCTTCGATGTCTTTTACTTGAATTTCTCTAAAGTCTATTTTCATAATTATGTGATTTAAATATTATTACCAAGTTGCACTAAATAAAATTCCATTTTTAAATTGTAATACTTTAGTTCGTGTACTCCCATTATGCCATACCTGGGCGATTTCAATATATTCATCAATCCCTCTTTTGCCATCAACTACAATGCCGCCATCAATAGCAAGTGCTATATTATCTCGTCCTCCGGTTACACTAATAGATACACCCCTATTTATATCATAAGGTCTTGAACGGTGATCGTAGAATCTTCCTAAATAATCGACTCCCATTGTACTAAACGGACCTACAATAACTTGCCTATTCTTACTATTAAAACCAATCATATCATCGTAAAGGAACATCTCCTTTTTATCTATAGTTGGTATACTGGTAGAACCTGTCCCTATACTATTAGCAGAAATCTTAAAGCCTCCAATAGTGCCATCAACAGCTTCTATTCGTTTTACAACGAGTTTGTTTACATCGATAAAATCAGCGACGATCTTTCCATCACTGATAAACGTCTTCCCCCCAACCAATATCGCACCTGTTTTAGGAAGTGATAATTTCCCGTCTGCTGTTAGTTCAAGCCCGGTTACATTATGCTTAATCGAACCACCTGTCATTAACCAACCTTGCGTTTTTGCTTGATTACCGATAAACAGACCAGACGTACCGAGTATATCGATCGTTGCATTTTGAGCTACTAATAAATGCGTAGCGACATTTATAAATTCGTTAAACAAAGTCCATTTCGTTACATCGAAAGAACTCCCAGAAGTATGATCCGTCCGGCATGAATAAGTATTTCCGTTATAGATAACCGTATCCCGATACTGCGTATTATTGGCGTAGTTAGTATTTGCTTTCCACTCACCGCGCGGACGGATTAGAGCACCGGGAAGCCCGGTTGCCCCCGTATCTCCCTTGTCGCCTTTATCTCCTTTGTCGCCCTTGACTTTCGTCCAGGTATAGGCGGAAAACGTATTGCTGTCTGCCGCCGTGAAGTCGGTGTATTGGCCGATGTAAGCACCAGGAGTCTCGCCGCCATTTGCCGTAAAGGTCGTACCGTTGTCACTATACTTGATGTGCAGATAACTTGTCTTACCATCCGCTCCGGTCGGTCCCGGGATACCTTGATCTCCCTTGATGCCCTGCGAACCTTTCAACTGTACCCATTTATACGATGTGTTAGCAGTCGGAGCGGCCGCACTTGTTGTAACTGCTGTACCAATGTAGGTATTAGGAGTATCACTCATAGGATTGCCGTTCGCATTAGCGGAGTACTTCACATGAAAATACTGCGATGTACCGGGAATACCTTGCGATCCGGTCGGTCCCGTTTCACCTTTGTCACCTTTAGCTCCAGTTGCCCCATCTATTGCACCAATGCGAGCTGTAGTCCACGAAACGGGAGACGTAGCCGGAGGGATAACAATACCCGTGCGCATCCACAAATATTCGTTTGTACCACAGGCGGGCGGAGTTTTACTCCACCCACTTGTAGGCGCAACCGTGCCAGATGTAGACTTTGCGAACTCCTGCGCGGGATATTGCCCGTCCTTCGTTACGCTAATCGTTATTTGTCCTCTTGCTACTATCATGCTATTATTTTAGTGATAATTCAACTACAAACGTCGCTTTTACATCGACTTCGGCAGCAGTGACGGTAATGGTTTTTCCAGTCTTTACACCGGAAGTTCCCCAAGCCGTATCTTGTGTACCATCCTTATTGTACTTCTTCCAAGAAAATACAAATTTGGTATCAGCAGCACTATCGGTGAATGCTTCCCCATTTTGCCATACCTTGGCATTGATAGTCGTACTTCCTTGGCCATTAACTAACTTATCCCCCGTTGTGGAAGATACTTCCACTATATACGGATCGGAAAGATCGGAGAACGAAATAATATCGCTCACTGTTGTGTTGTAGGTTCCGGATGCTGTATCGGTATCCTTGATTGCACATTTGAAAGACTCAAAATTCAAGACAGCACTTGCCGGGATGGTGATCTCATTAGTTGTTGTACCCGTAATGCCGTATGAGTTGGAAGCTGCCAAAGATTCCCAAGTACCATCCGATTTCAATTTAAACCATTGATATGCAACCTTATCAGCATCAATACTACTACCTCGCCACATGTCACAATGCGCTTTTAAAGTTGAAGACTGATCGTTTTTGAAAACATTACCAGCAGGAGCATACGCAATAGCACAAATAAGCTGTCCGGCATTTTCTGTTTTAGTGTAGTTGATAACTGCCTTGACAGGAGTTTCTAACTTCGTATCCGGATCAACATAAATACCGGAGCATTCGACCTTCATCTGCGATACAGATGTCATATTGTTCTTAAGCGTCAACGCATACGGCGCAGTAGCGGCAACAGTACCACCGAATGCAGTGATTGCACCTCCATTCACTGTATAGGTAGGAGCAGCTTTTAAACGACTGATTACGTTTGTTGTCGTTCCGGATACATACATTTCAGGGGTAATGACAAGGAAAGGAGAAGCCGTATAGTTCGGTACATAGGTGCTGTTTTCCTTGTTAAAGATTTGCGTCAAAGGCTGATTAGAGCCTAGATACATGTTCATTGATTTAGCGTCGTTAAGATCGACGATAGTAATTTGACCTCTTGCGATTGGCATAATTTTGATTATTAAATTGTTATAACTATTTTACTTGTCACATTTAAAACTAAATTAATTCACTTTTTTAAGGGTAGGGCACTAAAATGTTCAATAAGTTCTTTCACCGTAGCCTTATGAGCAGTAGGAATATCGGTCGCTCCATACCATTTATCTCTATAATCACACAGTTTAAAATCACCTTTGTATTGATAACAGCCAACTGCCTCCCAAATATTGTCATAATCCAAAACGAACCATTGTCCTCTGTCAATATCATCACGAAGTGCAGCAATAGCAAGAAAAAGCTCTTCATTTCCACCGCAATCAATAAGTCCATTATTGACTAAATCATTCAATCCGGAATCGGAGTGCATACAGTCAAAGCTATTGCATGACGTGAAAAGAAAAGGACCTTCCTTTCCGATAGATTCTTTATACCCCAATACCTCCAACTTCTTTCGAAGTTCCTTAGTATTCTTTCTTATAAAACATGGTGTTGTAAATGCCATAAATTTATTTTTTATAGTGAAACAATACAATTAAATGTAGCACGTCCCCAAACATCATCTGGGGTAAGTGTAAGTACATGCCCGTGCCCGACATGCGCCTCATTAAATATCTTATCGGTATCATCGTTATTACTTTCTTTCTCCCACGAGAACCGGGAATCCGGAACACTATCTGTAATATCAGTATCTCCCTTTATCACATAAGCGGTTAATGTAGTAGACACAGAGCCGTTCTGAAAAATATTCCCATTGCTACTCATTATATTAACTACTACCGCATCTTTACCCGCCGCCGACTTTTCAAGCCAGTCTGTAGCACCTTCCTCCGGTTCTTGCGTTGTAGGCTTATCTGAAATACATAACCATGATGATCCGTTGTGAGTTACTTCGTCATAGTAATAATAAACCCCCGCTTTCCACTCTCCCTTAAAACAGGGGACGCGGCTTTCTGTTACTCCATCATCGGAAATCTGTTTGATAACTCCGGTCATATATACATTACGGAGATACGCACTATGTCCGGTCATATCAATATCAAACAGTTTTAAGTTAGACAGGTCGCCCAACTGCATAGCGATCATTTCCTTAGTAATCTCCCAATTATTAACACCTGTCAGATAGCGGACATAGCTTTGCGTCGAATAGCTCGATCTTTGTCGCTCTTCGTTCGTGAAGTTTCCATACGCGACGAAGTGCATGGTCTTTTGTGGTGGAAGTATAGTTCCGCTACGAAGTATGTATTTAAAAGTCTTTTCATCAATTTTTTCAGAAATTCGGAAATAAGAGGTATGAAAACCAGTGACCGAATCATTGAATTTTCCTTTGCAGATGTCATCAATCTCTATTTCTGCAAGTTCTCCGGGCTCTAATTTCAAATAGATAATTCTCTCCAGTGGATCTACTTCCTCTATGATGCCCCCGCCAGGTGCATTCCAAGTTTCTCCACTAACTACCGAGATACGATTATATCTAAATTCATCTGATTCCAAGAATCCGCGTATGTGTACAGAGTTAAACTCTGCATCTCCGATAGCCGATATTAACCATCCCAACATTTTGCAGGCATAGTCTGAAGAAGAAATATCTCCTGAAGTAGAAATGTTTCCAGTGAAAGAGGCGGTATTGGCAAGAAGTTCATTTAGCACCTCTATATTATCAGCTTTTACTCCTTTCTCAACTTCAAGTCCTCCTAGTAACTGCAATAAGAAGAGGGTGCTGTCTGGTTGCTTACGACGCAAAAAAGTATCTCCTTCAGCAAAATCTTTCAGTTTTTCATTTAGGAAAGATAGTACTGTTGCGACATGTCGGTTGGAGACACTGTTCTTCAAAATAGCCTTGTCAATGTAGTCTATCAGTTGATCTATGAGATCCTGTTGTGTTGACATATCAATTGAATTGTTTAGTGAATTGTTCGGTATGTATTCGTGGCGACCCTAAATCATCATCATTAAATGAACCTGTATAACGTTGTTCTGAATCCGCAAAACGTAGAGATAACTTTATACTCTCCGGAACGGTTGCACGGGATGCTCTGGTAAGATTTTCCGCTGTGACATTTACTCTGATATTTCGTCCGTCCAGTCCAAGGAGTTTTATGTCGTCAGAAGATAACAGATCAATCAAATGTATCAGTTCGTCATTTGTGCGATATCCGGATTCTACAGTCATAGATTCGCGTCCGGATAACCTTTCCCAGGATTCAACATAATCATCTATGACTTCATCATACTTATTGAATGCATTTTCTTTTTCTGCTTCACGCTTAATACTTCCAATGCCGGTAATTTCGATCAGCTCATAAGAACCGTATGAATTAAGAAATTGTAAGAGATACCTTTCTCTACTTATTGTTCCGGGAGTAATTACGATCGTGCAGGATTTAGTTTCTCCTACATAGATATCAAATATGGAGGCAAGAATATGGTGAGTATCGAAAAGTTGCTTCCGAAGACGATATAAGTTGAGTGCAACCGGTTGTCCGGCTACTCCGATTAGGGCGGTCTCCATTCCGTTTGCAATTACTCTTAGTATACCACCATCAGGATAGATGAAGGAGAGCGGAAGTAGTTCCGTTTCCCGGATTGTAATAAGTCTTTCGGAAGTACGGGTTGTTTGGAAGAAATTACCGTCCGGATTCATCAATTTCCAGATAAACACATTCTTATTTTCATCATTGAGATGACGTAACATTCTTTTACTTACTCCGCCAATAAATACTTTCAGTGAGATCGTTAGATTATTTTTTTCACTATTGGAAACATTGATAGTAACATTACGAGAACAACCTTCTGCCTGTAGCAGAACTTCTTCCGATTCATTATATAATTGGGCCGGTTGTACTATATCAGCAAGTATGTCCTGAATAAAAACAAAGAAGTTGCCTTCTCCGCTGCCGGTGAATATTGTTTGTTCTCCTACTAAAATGGTATAAGTTGCCAGAGAACTGCTGTTGATCGACAACTTGATTGGATTGCCGGTCAATGCCATATTGGCGGGCGATATGTTTGCAGTCAGACTCATTTTACTAGATAATTAGGTGAGATAATTTGTTCTTGTACCAGATAATTACAGGTACAATAGTCATGCAGGAATTCTTCTCTATCAGCGGTGGGGTGAGAGAGAAAAAGAAAGAGGTCATCAAACGTAATAGATGCATTTTTCATATATTTCTGATAAGTGATGAGCATCTTTTCAATATCATTTGATTGAATAGTTGATATTACTGTTTCTGATGTATTCATATTGCAAAATTGTATGTTATATTGCGGGATATAAAGGACATTTTATAATAACTCTGCACGCACTGATTGGTCATATTGCAGGTCATAATGTACTCCTCCTCTCGAATTACTAATCTCATAATGGAGGTGTCCATCGGGCGTTGTACCGAGGTAATACCTAATCCGGTAATATAGATCGAAACTATAATTGACTTTCCTTATAAAATACTCCTTTTTATTATTGTAATCTTCTTCAGTAGGTACTGAAAGAGGGACTTTAATATCCACTGTATCAGTAGAAACATTCTTATATTGTAGGTCATATAAGCTATTCCCATCTCTATTCGCTTCGTCTCTCCAGGCATCTTTTTGTGGTTTTACGGCAGCTTCTACAACTGAATTCTTGTTATCAAATAACGCCCACTTATATTTTTGATCGACGATGGGGACGGTTTGTTCTTCTTTCAGATTATATGGTTTGAGTAATTTGGTTGTACGCAATTTGACTGTTGCCGGGAATGAAGAACTTTTGGGTAACGTATAACGTATGGTATCAGGCAACATTCGTTGACCATCAAGTAAAATAGGAGAGGAGAAATCTGGATTCATACATTGTTGAGCCGATAGATGCATATCCGTTTCTATGAGATGATTGGCGTGGCGAAGAATAGCGTCATATTCCTTCCAGAAATGATTGAACAGTCCATATTTGCCAACAAATAAAAGAGAAATTTCGCAGGCTTTTCCATTTTGTTTGTTTAATACCGGTTCTCCGAAAATATCCAGACAAATTTGTGAACCATAAGTAACTCGGTCTCTTGTATCGAAGAAAGAAAAGCAAAATGCCAAAGGGGTTTGGTAGTTTAAGTTTTCTGATAATTCAACATCGGAACTAGAAATTGTAGTGTATCGATGTACTTTACCGAACAGATAGTAAGGAACTCGTATATATTTATATATGTTTCCTTTAAAACGCTCCGTTGCGGAAGGCAAAAATTCATCAATAGAGGTAATCTCTTTATATGCCATATCAGCTCCACGATCCCAGGGGAAGAAATCCGTTGACACTAATTCTGAACGTCCGGTTATGTTATCTGTTTTATAGTATAATCCGCTCTCTGTAGAATAAGTGAGATATCCATTTGCTTTAGTGGTAACAATATAATGATATGGCTTTAAGAATTTATCCAGTGAATCAGCGGCAGGAGCTGCCGTCCATCTTGGATCTTCCCCCCGTACGTTTGTTGCAGCTGATAATTTTAATTGCTGTGGGGCTTCAAAATTGATAATTGGTTTGGACGCTTTTTGTAGCGTCCAATCAGAAGTAGTTTTGGAATTAAGGATATCACGAATGAATTTAAGTCTGACCTTACGGGTATTTCCATCTACAAAGTAAAGTAATCCAAAACGGCACCATAAGGCTTGCATGAATTCATTGATTGTGCAGTCAGGCATGAGATCAGCATATTTTAGTTCTCCTTTTACACAGCAGTCGGCTGCATTATTAAGAACAACCAATTGACCGAGCTGGTGGTGGTTAGTAAATGGGTTCTCCGTGACAGTATATCCGTAGGTTGAGAATATAGCTTCTAATATATAGCTGACTTTTATAAAAGGAACTATTCCATATCCTTCAGGAAGCGATACTTCCACGGGTTCTCCATTGATGAAAAAAGTTTCCGTCCGTGCTTTCCACCAATATCCATCACGATAATTATTTATATATTCTGCATAATCTGTAACTGTATCATTATCTTTCTTACGATTGCAAGATACAGCCACAGGAAACAGACAGAAAGGAGAATCATCCTTTTGACTATTCTCTATAATATAAGGTAGTAATTCCGAGACTCCTCCTTCAGGACGAATAACAGGAAGGGTGATGGACTGCAAAGAAACATCTTCCCATATACTGTATAATTCAGATTCTCCAAACCCTACATTAAAAGTTATTCCATCATTCTCTGAAGCTTTTGTCGTATTCATTTTACCCACTCGATGGTAAACTCCGTCACTGATGGTCACGCGTTCATCAGCAATAGGGGCGCTGTCAATATCAGTTCTGTTAATGTAATTGTTGAGACGTAGATTATTTCTGGTACCAGGTATGGTAGCGGCAATAGATTGGGATCCCCGTTCGTTGTAAATGGGAGAGCTGTCTTCTATTTCTGTACTGAAGTCTTTCGGCAGATCAAAAGTACCGGATGTGTTTGATATTCTTAGTGCCATAATAATTCTTATTTGGTTGAGCGGGTAAATGGTTTCTTGGATTTTTCATCTAGTTCTTCAGCATTTCGTATATCTCGTAGGGATACGTATGCTTTTAGATTCTTGAGGGTATTAATCAGCATCCCGATTTCTTTTATGAGTTTTTCTAGTTCGGTTGCTGATGTATCAGTTTCAGGAATTTCCTGGTTATTTCGGACAGGAGTATCTATTGCTGCGTAATTACCTGAAGCTCGTTGGGGCACATGACCTTTACGGGCATCTTCAATCGCATTTAGTACCAAAGGATAATTTATATGTTTTTGTAACCGTGATAAGTCCTCGGCGTTAATGATTAATTCTGCACCATTCTCTGAAACTAGAGAAGTGTGTCGAACGATTCCGGTTTGTGCAGCCCCAATATAAGGTATGTCCTGATAGTTCTTGCCGTCATCTTTCCCGATGACATCATACCGGCCGGATGCCCATTGGGATACGCTGACGGTTGCTCGTTTGGGAGCGTCGGTCGAAGACGTGTCGGAGTCGGAAGATCCGGACGAGTGTTTGCCGCTAACCATTCCTTTCAGAGCACTTTTTGCAGTTGCAAGTGCTGCCATAATCAAGCCGGTGAGAATGGCTGCACGAGCTGCACCGGAAGCTCCGAATGATGCAACGGAATCCGGCATAGCCATTGCTTCAGCTGTAGATCTGGCCACGGCACCGGTGGCAGTGGCTGTAGCTTTTATAATTTCGGCTTCGATGATCTTTCCCAGTATATCGAATACGATATCAATCATTGTGTCTGCAAAACCCTGCATTGCATTTTCTTGTCCGGAGATAATGTTCCCCATTGCTGAACCAAGTGCTGAACCATACTGTTTGTATGTTTGCAGACGTTCCTGATATTGTTGTTGTTCTTTCTTGGTTTGTGCTGCTGTCTTCTTTTGTTCAGCATCTTTTGCTTTGGCATGTGAGGCCTGTTCTTCCTTCATGCATTTTATTTTGAAATCAAGAAGTTGTTTCTCAACTTGTTTTCGTTGTTCGGCGTTTAAACCGGCAATGGAAAGCATTCGTTCAAGATGCATGATGGTAAGTTGTTCCATAGCATCATTATAGGCTGTTTCGGAGCTTAGATTCTCATCTTTGCCGGAGGCATACAGTTCTTTTAAATCCTGTTGTTGCTTTTCATATTGAGTTGTTTCTTCGTCAAGTAGCTGTTGAGTGTGGTCTTTCTGCATTTTTAACTTCAGATCATTAATCTGATTTTGGATTTCGGCACCTTCCTTGGATTTGGATCCAGCAACTTTAAGGGACCGTTCCAGGTATTCCATCTGCAGACATTCCATTTCTTTCTGAAATTGCTTTTCTGTCTTCAGAGTTTCATCATTACCCCCCAGAAACATTTCTTTCAGTATGGCTTGCTTTTGGGTATATAGTTTTTTTTCTTCTTCAAGTTGTTTTTTTCGCTTCTTTTCGGATTCTTTTTCATCCTCGCTTGTCTTATTTCCTTCCGGTTTATCTCCGGTAACAACAGTTTCAGGGAGAAGATTATTATTGATACGGTTTAGAAAAGGGCGGAATTTAGCTTCGGTTTGAGCAATCTTTTTTTCCATATCATATACACTTTTAATATAGTCTTCTATATATTCTCCCATTTCATCGCTAAGTGCTTGCCCTTTGAAATACTTGCGACTGATGTTGTGATAGGCTTGTCCCCAAGCCTGTTGCCATTTCATGCCAGCTTTTTGGAATTCCGAGGTTGTTTGTTTCAGATCGTCAATTACAATATTAGTAAGCTGTCCGTTTCCGAGTGAACTGGCTACTCTGTTACGGATACCCTCAAGTGCTGTAGCCTGTTCTTTTACGGCACTAGTAACGATTTTATCAGTAGCCTCATTTTGTACCTTGAGAGCTATTTGTGTTTGTAAAGAACCGTTTATTCGTTTATAGGCATCATTAATCTCATCAAGTGAGCTTTTCTCGGTGATAAGATGTGGAAGATACTGGCCATAGGTTTCATTAACAGCTTTAATCAGCCGGCGGCGGTTCTCTGTGCCTTCTCCTGCTCTTTTAAGAGCATCAAACAAATTATTGAGCGAACGTTGCTCTTTAAGTAACTCGCTTTGGAATTTTTCTTGTGCCTCCGTTGCTTCTTTGGATCGTTTAGTGAATTGATAGATTGCCATAGCTGCTGTGGCCAATAATGAAATAATGATTCCTATCATATTTCCTTTCATTGTGGCATTGAGTCGCTGCATGGCGGCTGTGGCCATCGTTGTGTTGCCGGCTAATGCATATTTGGCTGCAGATAAAGCTAGAATTGAGGCTAACCTGATCTTACTCCATGTCTCCGCTATTTTGTCGGTTGCAATACTTAATAGTTTTGCATTTTTGAGCTTTGTCTCGTAAAATTCAGTAGCCTTTACAGCTAGGTAGTAAGTTGTAATGGCAGTTGTTAGAGTGATGATTATACCCGAATGTTTGACCATAAACCCAATCAGGTCTATAATTTTTCTGGTCCAGTTTACTGTATCGTTTACTGCACTAATAATTGAAGGATTGAGTTTTTCCATTAACTCCATTCCCATCTCATTCATTTTGTTTTTCGCTTGTGCGAGTTTGGTGGCTGCCGTATCGGATTTGGTAGCTGCCTGTTCCATGGCGACACTGGTGTCGGTGACTGCCTGGGTGTAGTATTTGACTTTTTCAGTTTCGTTGATCAGAACAGAAGCGACGTTATACCCCTCTTCACCAAACATTTTTTTGATTTGTGCTGCAGACAATTGTTTTTTCTGCAGGTTATCCAGTGCAGTCTCCAGTCCTACGATTTTAGGATTCGTATCGTTAGCTCCGGTTTGAAGAGTAAGAAAGAATTTCTTTAGACCGGTACCGGCTATTTCATCTTTGATACCTTTCTCTGCTAAAGTTTCAATAGTTCCGACTAACTGTTCAATGGGGATGTTAGCGGATGAAGCGGCAACACCGGATTTGGTTATTGCATTAGTAACTGATTCAACTGCAGCAGATCCATATTTAGAACGATACATAGCACGGAAGTCCGGCTGCCATGACATTCGCATAACGGGCTGCCTGATCAGCACCATCTCCATATTGATTGAGAGAGAGAGTTACGGCATCCACTGCGTCTTTCAGTGTCATCCCTGAAGCAGATGCTAAGATGAGTGTTTGTTCTGTTACTGCGGCTAGTGCTTCCTTGTTAGATAGTAACTCCGGTTTAGCAGAACCGACCAATTTATAAGCATCAAGAATTTCGGTTGCTGATTGTCGGATCCGGATACCGGAATCACTAATTGTAGTGGAAAGCCGGATTGCTTCTTGTTCCAGCCAATTAATGTCGTCTTTGGAAAGTCCTGTTAATGCTTCGACATCGGCTTTGGCATCTTCACGTTCATTGCGTTTTTCACGAAGTTGGTTCAGCTTTAGTGTTAAGCCTGTCACAGCTGCTATGACGGTGGTGACAACAGCTGCATATTTATTAAACAGTTCCACGGCTTTTCCTATTGGACTAGCTTGACAACCAACTTCTACACGCATATTTTTTTGTGCCCTGGCTACTGCTTCAGTGACGCGCCTATTTTGCTCCAGGGCTGCATTGTATTGTTCAGTACCGGGTATGGCTGCACGGAGTTCTTTACGGACTTTTTGGCTGACAGATAATAGTTCATCATAGGTGGCACCGGAGAGATTCTTCAGGATTCGGTCGGTCTCGGCTACTTTTTGCTTATAAGTATTGAGAGTTTTATACTTATTCTCCAGTTCTTTTTGCAGAGTTTTGGATTTTCTGGCATATCCTGATTCTGATTTATCAAGAGAAGATATTTTATTCTCTAGCTGGGAGATGGCATCTTCTATCTTCTTGACGCCGGCTGATGCTTCAGTTCCATCAATAAATATTTTAATACTTCGGTTTAGGTCGTTCATATGGCTTTACTTTTCAATGTATATTTTGGTTGCGTCGATAAGCATAGTGTCAAAATAGCGCATACAGATATCGGCAAGTTCCGGAAGACGGTTTTTGATGACCGGATCGAACCAATGGTAAGCCTGCCGGTTACCTTCATTCTGTTTGCCAAGTGATGCGGGATTAGTATGTCGGATGATACTCGTATTGATTTCCATTCCGTTGATTCTCTTCAGATAGCTCCATTTACTTCCGATAAGACCACCTTGCCCGCGTCCGGCACCTTTGTGGATATAGACACCATGACGAGGAAAAGAGAAACCAAGTCGGTTGATTAATCCGTATTTGTCAGTATAGGCTTTAGGTTGTAGTTCACGAGCAATACGTAAACTACGGGATGAAATGGTGGCTTTGAGTTGTTTACTGACAGCATCCTGCCATTGTTCTACCTCTTTATTGAATGCGGTGAGTCGGTCGGTATCCTGGGCGATGTTATAGCGTTCTATCTCCGAGATGGTTTCCATTCGGATTAGCCGGGAAGTCGGAGTAGAAGATAACTTATCCGCTTTTCGTCGGGCCGCATTATAGCGTTTGATTTCCGACTGCTTGTCTGACATTCGTTTATAGAATCCCATTACAAAAAGTAGTTTGGATCGACGATGAATTCTTCCGGAACATTAACAAAGAAGGTAAGCACGGTGCCATAGAAGTTATCACCGATCGGGCCGATACCGTTAATTTGAGTATTGCGGTCTACATATTTAATGTCTTTCAGCAATTTATTCCGGATCTGTTTACATATACTCTTGCATTGTTTGGCTGCCTGATTAATCGTTTCCGGATTTCCGTAAATTGTGTTTCTGGCCACGATGAATGAGTAGACTTGTTTGTCATTGAGTGAATCAGCTTCGTTGTCTTCGGATTCGGACTCGCAACCATCAACGGCGATAAGGATGGTTCCATTGATGGAGGATAAACTGTCATCGAGGCTGATCAGGTCCTCCAGTCCGAATGCTGTGAAGAACCTTTTCTTTTGAGATGTGTGTGAAATGGCTTTGAGTGCCGAAGCTAAGGCTTCACCATAAGCGAAATGGTCATACTCCATAACTGTATAATGTTTAGGTTATGGAGACAAAAATAGCCCGCTGCGGGCGGGCTATAAAGGACAAAACGATAGGTTATAAGAACAGGAATAGTGCTAACAAAGTAAGCATGAGCAGAAGCCAAAATACTTTTGCAAGGATTGAGCGCGAGGCTTTAAAGAATGCCAGGCACAGAAGTACTATTCCGGATATAGTTATTATCGTTAAGATCATTTTTGTTCTTCGTCTGATTCTGGAAGCAAGATACGAATTAATTCAGAAAGTTGTGCGGCTGCACGCTGCTTTTCGTCCATTGGTGTTTCCGGATCCAGTAATTTGTTTACTAACCGTAAGGCTTCATGTCTATTCATAATGTTATTTTTTAGGGTGTTGAATACTGCTTATTGATTGAATATGCTTTTTTATTATTCTGATTTCAGAAATAAGTGTTAGTCGATTGACAGAATCTATGTCCGGAGAATCAATGTCAAGAGCTAAGTCAATTGCTTTTTCCAGTGTTGCTTCCATCCAAGAGTGTTCTCCTTCCTGGATAGTTTTGATTGATGAGATACAATCATCGGTGAGGATGATGCCATTGATTTCTGTTGGTATCATGGCTGGTCTCCTTTCTGTTCCAGTAGGTGAGATCCTTCTCCAAAAGAATAATGACCGCGTACTTTACTGTATGAGATATAACATACAGGATTGCTATCATCGTCTCCTAGTTTTATACTCCATTGTCCACCGGAGGAGTCTCCATTATGCCCATTGAATTTGAGTTTTTTTTGATTAGGGTATTTCTCATTCAGTTCCTTGACAACTTCTTCGAATTCGCATTTTAGGGAATCCATAGCACATTCATCTTGTACTAGAATACGGTCGTATGCCTGGGCAAATTCACACATTTCCTGACCCTTACGATTTACGTTCTTATATGTTTGCACATGGTGAATAAAGAACATCATGATTCACCCCCTTTCTGACACTTCTTTGCTCGATAGACACAGAGAACTGCGCCAATTACAGCAGGGGGAAAGATAAAGGTCAGGCAGAAGCAGGCTATTGCAGAGACGTAATAGGCGTCCGATGCGGAGTTGATAGCGCATTCTTTTTTTAATTCACGGAAGTAACGCTGTTGGAGCGTGTTTACGTCTGTTCCTGTGCGGAATGAGGGCACGTAGTTCGTGCCCTGGGTTAATTGTTTCATATACTACATTTGGTTTGGCTGTTATTGGCAAGTTTTCGTGTACCTAGACGGTACACGAACGGCTGCCAATTTCCCGTAGTCGCCAAACCAAATGTAGTATAACCCCGAAGAGCTGTAATACAACGAGAAGAAAGACAGCCGTATTCGTTTATAAATAAACTTCTACTATTTCGTATATGAATTTGCAAACAATATTAATATCGGAAGCAAACTGATGGACATAAAAAAAGCCCAATTTCGTATTGAGCATCTAACCGTTGCTCATCGGGATAGATTATCTATCATTTGATTTGGCACTACAAATATGAGGATAATATTTGAGAGTGCCAAACAAAATAATGTTTATTTCACCAATCATCGTTGGTGTCAGAACGTGTGTTTAACATTGCGGCACGCAAACTTTCAATTATAGAAATTTCTATGTTTCGTTTGATGACCGTTAGTTCTTTCTTATGAATTGTTTTCTCACAATCATAATTTTTAAAATAGATTTCAAAAGGTTCTTTGAAAACTTTAGGAACTAAACCTGCTTTAAATCCCTGCATAAGAAAATCAGATAGTTCATATCGATACCTGCCATCTTTAGTTTGTATCGTTAATGTATAGTAGAAGAATTGACCATCTTTCGATACCGGACAAGATGCTTTTATTATCATTTTATGTGATGTTGGATCATCCATTTGGATAACATTCTGTGCATTTACAAAATTTTTAGCAGTCCATGAACGCGCACTCGTGTATAATTGATCAGCCGTCCCATTACTTTGAATTACATCAGAATAATATACTTTACCATCTTTAATCGGCAGGTAGCCACATATAGCATCTTGGTCTAGTTTGTGATTGGCTAGTCCTGTCTCCACCTTATTAGGACCAGAATAGACTTTCTGATTATTAACTTTATTAGCCCATTTTTGTAAATCGGAATTTTGCGCAGTGACATTACATGAAATTGTAGCTATAACCGCAATAAATAGAGTGTGTCTTTTCATTTGAATGCTTGGTATATTTCGTTCTCATCAGTATTTATAAATGAGTCTTCATCGATAGCTTTGAGGTGATCACTGTATTTCTTGTTTAAAGCGTCTATGCATTCTTTATGGTAGTTTTCGTTTCCACCGGTTAATACCCGCTTAAACTCCTCTGATTCCATGATGCCACGATAAAGAATTTCTTTTGCTTTCCCTTTTTCTCCAGTAGCTACCATCACTGCAAAGTCTTTTTTCCAATTAGATTGAGAATTGTTTGTCCGGGTATTGATTGCGATTTCAACGAGAATAGCAAGTACAGACCATCCAATCAAGGTACCCATGACACAATAGATAAGGGCTGGGAATCCTAACCAATTGATTCCATCTGCTCCAACTATACCTCCGGAGTATCTGGAATATTCCCACGCAATACATGACGAGAAGAAAACTACGATTGAACCTATGATACCTAACACTAGCACTGTTTTTGACATAGCTGCTAGAGTGCTTTCGGCAGCTGTTAATTTTTTTGTTTCCATGTGTGGTTTTATTTGTTACAGCAACAAAGATAGTGGTAATATATTTGTAATGCCAATAGAAAATTGTATTTTAGCTCAAAATAAATCAAATATGGATCAAGAACAGGAGATTAAAAATCTACGTCGCAAGTTGTCTGAATTATCTCGTGATTACTATCAATATAGGGTCGCGGTATTTAATAAATCTATAGCTGTTGCCATAGCTGTTTTATTGGGCCTGATAGTAGGATACCTGCTAAAAATGATATTATGGTACAAAAAATAGTTATGACCGTATTGTATATTTTTAGTTTCAAATATTTAGCTTGCAGTCTTTCGCTCTCTTTTCCTAATTCCTCATCCTGTTTCATAGAATTAATATAGGCATCGTAACTTCTATGCAAGTGAATAATTTTGTAACCTTTAGGAGTGATTTCAACGGGCGAATCTATTTCATCTGGGCAATCTTCAGTTATTAGTCCCTCCATGATTCATTGTTTCCGGTAACTAATAAGTTGTTCTGGTAATAATTTAATTTGTAGCTTATCCAATATATCGTATTGAATACGTTTTTTACGAGGGTCGCAATATAGATCACTTAATATTATACCTTTGAAATGAATTTCTAATGATTCCATAGTATAAAAAAATCAATTCCTTATGTCGTGTGCCAACTGGAACCACCCAGCCACCCGGTTTTACGAGTGCACGACATAAGGAATTGACGAGTTAGTTTATTTTGATAATAACTAAAGTACAATTGTTTTTCAAAATTAACAAAAATAAAGCAGAGTTTTTTGCTCCGCTTATTTGTGATTAATATTGATTGAAATAATTTATAACGAATTTATTCTACTGTGTTGACGATCATGAAATTTTCCAGTAAGTCAATTTTATTAGTAAAGTAAGATAATGGTATCATTTTATTATTGTTGAATACCCATTCTAAGGCCTCGGCTAATAATTCTTTATTGATAATTTTTACATTAAAGTTGATTTCTAATTTTGATTGAGATGATGTTCTTGTTAAAAGTTTATCATTATTGTCGGAATTTTGATAACTACAGACATAACATCTTAATAATAAAGCTAATGTAAAGTAAAAATAACGGTTAGGAGAATAACTTGCATTTAATTCAACGTTAAATATTTGCTTTGGAATTATAGTTTCTATTTGATCTATAAGTTCCTGTATTGAGTAGCTCTTATAACTTATTTTATCATAGGAATCAGGTTCACAAATTCGAAGATATGTGAGTAAACATACTAAATCTGAATATATGATTTGATTATAGTTATACATATTTAGAGATAGACGAATATGGGTGAAAATCTTTTCTATTTGTCTTAATGATAGGTTTTTATACATGAATAGAATGTTAGCTATAACTAAAAAAGACTCCTTTAGTCCATCTCTTGAATCTCTCGCCTTTTCATAGCTATCAAAGCCATAATAATCATATAAGTAGTTACAGAATTGTACTATATTAGGGGCTGGTAATATATATTCAATATCAATAAATCTTTTCAAGTATTCATCGGCGTCTATTAGATCACTTCCATAATATCCACGTATAGAGTTACTTAATTGTTCCTTATCTATGGATAAGACAAATACTATATTAGGTATGTTGAAAAGATGTTTAATTCGTTCTAAAGTTTTTACTGCATAATGTGGGTTGCATCGATCAAGTTCATCTATGATAAATATCAATGGTTTTTTGTCACAGATTTCATTAACGTATTTTTCGAGTTCATTTTGAAAGAACTTTAATTCTTTTTTTTGATTTTCATAATTGTCTATCTCTTTGCTTAGCATTGCAGAGCCTTCTTCAATAAAATCAGATATAATATTAAGGGCTTCTTCACCTACTTTCCCTTTTAGCATTGCTTTGAGTATTGAGGGGCCAGCTTTAATGGTAATTTTCCCTAATCTGGTCAATATAGATGTGAAAGTTGTTGTAGTTTTGGTGCTCAGGCTTATTTCTTTTAGTTCCCCAAGTAATCCGACAAGAGGGTCTGAAATGAAATCATTTCCCCAGGCATTAAAGTACAGTGTCTTGAATTCATTTAATTCAAGATATGCCTTCCACATTTCTACAAATGTGGTTTTCCCTGTTCCCCATTTGCCATTTATTGCTAATACGAAGCCTTTATCATATGTAGTGATAATCGTTTTAAGGACTTCAGCATACTTCTCCCGATCCAGTTTACAATTTTTGAAAGGCTGTTCTGCTGGGATTTCTAATTTTTCAAGTTTGCATTTCATAGATTATAGTTTTATTTGTTACGGCAACAAAGATAATGGTAATATATTTGTAATGCCAATAGAAAAATGTATTTTAGCTCAAAATTTGATAGACAATGGAAAGACTCACAGCAGAACAATTAAAAGTAATCGATTTATCGCTTATCGAATGGTATTATGAACAAGCTATGGCTCGCCATAATGATCTTGTCCGTGTAGAATCTCTTATAACTGAAAGGGGATATACTTTGTTTGCTATCTATTTTGGCATTTTAACAGCTGCAATAGGATATATTCTTACGCATTTGAGTGCAAATGATGATGCAGCTTTGACTTCCGGATGTTTGTCTATTGTTGTTTTTACATCTATTTCTATTGGTTATATTTATCATGTCATTAAACCGCATACTCTTCTTGCACCAGGAAAAGAACCTGATAAGTTTACTATACCGCAATATATAGCTTATTTTAAAGGGAAAGATATTGATCAAAAGAAACAAGTAGTTAGTGATGAACTAGTTGTACTTCAGCAAAAGATAACTGCACAGGAGGCAATGAATAAAAAAAGAGTCGAATATACTAAACGTTCTCTTGCATTTCTGATATTCGGCTCTTTTGTGGCTGTCACTTCCTTTTTAATAGCATTTGCTATTTATTGATCAGATCGCTAGTATCTAAACCATTTGTTTGAATAGGAGTATCACTTGTGATGTCAGGCAGTGAAACAGGGTCATCTGTAGAACCATCAGCATTGCAGCAGTAAGAATTTCGCGGACCATCTTTTAAAGATAGAACGGTGATATTATTAGTATATCTCATTGTTAAACGGGCGAATCCCTCACTATAGTGCGCCCACCGGTGTTATTTCCGGAACCAGCTGCCTGGTTACACTATGGTAAGGGATTCATGTTTTTATAACGATATTGGGCGATGGCTAAAGTACGATTTTTTCTATATATAGCAAAAAGAAAGCAGAGTTTTTTACTCCGCTTTCCTGTCTCAATATATTTTTGTGATTAGAAATTGGCTACTTCATAATACTTAAAGAAGTAGTAGAGGGCTACCTTATGCCATTTAGTTAACTCCTTGTCACCAGATAAGAGTGAGGATACAGTGCATTTGTCAATACCTGTATAGTTACTTAAATGCTTACTTTTTAATCCGAGCTTTTCCATACGCTTCTTAATCCAATCAACGGTAATGCTGTCGATATCCTTACGGTCAAAGTTAACAGCTGATACAGTCAGCTTCCATTCATCCGGGATTTCTCCCTTAAACATTTCCCGTACACGTTCAGTTAATTCCTTTTTGGTAAGGAACTTGTCATTCACTAAGTCTTTTTGTTCCGTACGGACGATTAGTCGGCCATCGGAGTAAGAGACTACTTCTATGGATATATGTCCATAACGTTGATACTGCTTTGCGAATTCGTCGATTCGCTTTTTACTCTCGGCAGAGAGAGGTAGTAAGTCTAAATTCTTCATAATTCATCAATTTACGATTTGATAATCGGGTATTTAATAATGCAATATACTTTGTAATGGAGGGGCTTTCGCCCCTCCGGATCACAATTTGATGAGTCTCATTTGCCCGATGTCGAAAATAGCAATCTGTTTGTTTTCACGCCCGAATTGCTTGGCTTCTTCAAGGTTGGTGAAAATCCTGATGGAGTCGAAATAAAACTGATTGTTTTCTTCGTTAAGCCATCCACCGACTTTCTTTTCGTGCATCAAAGCATGATTAAGAACTCTTTTCAATCCTTCTTCTCCGAAACTGTCTTGAGTCTCAAGATAGGCGACTGAAATACCTTTTGTGACCTTTTTTAAGGTTGTGAGGTCAACCGTGAATCCATCAGGATTCGCATTTGCTATCTCTAGGATAGCTTTGAACAATTGTTCCATAATATAAAGAACTTATGCGGACGTCACCCGCGTTTGTTTGACACTGCAAATATATAGAAAAGTTTGCTACTAACAAATTTTTTATTGTTTATTTGTTTGTTACTAACAAACTTTTATCTGTTTCTTAGACTTTCTTCGGTTTCCTCTTTTCGTCTGATCGATTCGTCCATCGAATACAGGGCATCAAGTAAAAGACCTTTTCGGATTTCCGGCTTTTTAGTCATGTCGGACTGTGCTAGGGAATCAAGAAGGCGGAGCTGTGCGTCGAATACGCGACCGTAACTACCCTTTCCCTCTCCTGAAAAAATACGCGGATAGGAATTGGCCATACATGACAGACTTCCTAAAATATACCAATACATGAGTATTTTTCTGTCTTCAGGAAGATGGTGAAGAATGGCTGCATCTTTGTCTAATTGATTAATGTCGAATACCTTATTACGATGCCACAAACAGGCTAGTAGGTGGTCGATCTTCGTTGGATCTGAACGCATTGCATCAAGATAGGTCTGTAGATACATGAATTGTTCAAAGGTAATATCAAGCAACTGATCTTCTGGGCCGATGAATTTCCAAAGTCGGCAATGGATGGTTGGATATGGGGTGGTTGTCAGATCCGGTGTCAGGTGATAGTATTTGCGCATGGGCAATGAACTATCTTCTTCCGAACAAATAAGGAAGTCAAACAAGTTGGCAAGCATTGATACTTCTTCCGAATGAAGAAGATAGCTATGGCGACGGACATAGAAGCGGACTGTTGGACTTTCTTGCCAAATTCTGATACGTACATACTCTTTAAATATTTTCTTATGCCGGCATACATGAGCTTTCAGGCAATAAAGCATCATGTATACCTTAACTTGTTCTACCGGTATATCTGACTTTGTGAGTTTGACTAGATAAAGAAGCTGTTTCGGGGTGAGTTCGTCCCAACTTTCTGGAAGTGTGTATGTATCATCATTAATTTGTATAGTATGCATAGTGTTACGATATTGAGGTGAATAGTTTCTTTTCTTTAGAATTGAAGTCAATAGCTTGAGACGTTGTTTCAACTCCCAGTTCTTCCGCATTTTCGGCCAGATAAGTGTGTATTTTCCCTGAATAATAAGTTGCCTGGTCTGCAAAAAAATTGCCGTTTGCGTCCGGATCTTGATAGATTGGTCGAATAGTGGGAGTATATTCGATCGTTCTGCCGGCTACATGTTGTTCGGTTGTTTTCTGTGAGGTATATAATTCGGCAGTTTTATTGGCTAAGTAGCGGATGATATAGTCAATAAGTACTTGTTGTTTGGGCGTTTCGGTATTTTCTGAAAGAGCTTCTTTGAGTATGTCATAGACTTTATCCGTTATCATTTCTCGAATGTTGTGTTCTTGAAGTTGACGAATGGTAGGGAACATGATACGATAAGATAGGATAGAATAATCAATGTCTACCATACCGAGATCCTGAAACTCTGCTGCATTACGAATGAAACAAAAACGGGGTATATTATCGATAACATAATCAGGATAATCCTTTTTGTTTTCCTCCAGGTATGATATTAGCCGGTCAAGTGCTTGCATTCCGCGAAAACAGAGATTCTTTTTTGCTGCTGCGATCTTAGTGTCACTGGCAGGAGAACGCTGTCCCTGCACGTTACTTACTGTGATACCGGCATCACCGAACATAACACCCAGTTCATCAGATGCGAGCATCAGGGTTAATGGGCCGAGGGCACGCAGTAGTTTGTTGTATAAGTCAGATCCTTTGTCTTCATGAGCTTTACTGATCGTTGCTTTACCGATATACGGTTTGATGTATATATCCAGTGCATCTTCGATGTATGGTTCGATTGATTCGTAAGGCAGTGAGGAGTTGATCTTTACTACCTTTTTGAGGGTGTCGATGTCGGGGATTAGTGCGTTCATTTTATTCTGTTTCTGGGGTTAAACCTGTATTCTTTGTCGCTCCGGTACCTTGGTCCAGCGTGGTAAGTTGACAATTAGTCACCGAGAAATAAATATCTTTAGGCCAGTTATTCATGGCTTTTGCAAAGTAGAGAGGTTCCAATGTTGCATCCTGATACATCTTCATGAGTGCCTGTTCTATGATAAATAACTCCCGTGCTTCGGTACCATTGATACTTTTTCCCTTACCTGGTGCGGATCCGATTATCGAAGGATGTACGCCCATACCGTAACACATCATATTGCTGACCTCTTCGCTGTCTTCAATATACTCACCACCTTTGAAGAAAGATTCGAGTGGAGTAATAATGATGTCTTTTTCTTCAAAGCCTTTTACACGATCGTAGCGAAAGTGAGAGACAAAGCCTTTGCCGGCATTTTCTTCACCGGCAAGAAAATCATTCATATCCTTCAGGAACTTTTCTTTGCGTGCTTTCTTCTCGTCATCTTTGACTATGCCTTCAGATGCAAATAACTTTTCCCAAAAAGGCTCTTGAATATACACAATGTACCGCAGTGCCATTTGATTTTTAATCAATGATTTTTTGAAAACAGGGATTGCACTGGAGAAGTCATACCAGCCGGATGCAAAAACACTCCACCAATATGGATGACTATAATAAAACCGTCCGGGTGTAGAGATGCGGAGGGTATGGATAAATCTCC